TTTATATGAGCGTATGGACGAATATACATCACGTTCTGGAGAAGCAATTATTATTATTGAAGAATATATGTACCATTCAAACTTTCGAATTGATAAAGAGATTAACATAATGGCATGTATTTCTAAACTACTTGAAATCTCTGGCAAGGTTGTTGTATAAAGATATAATACAATTTGGAGATAGAATGTTTATGTTGTATCGTACCACTAAGGTTACTGATAAACTAGACCCTAACATATTAAAAAAATATTGGCACTGTGATACTGTGCTTAAAAAAGAAAACGAATATTATTTTTGTAACGAAATTAAAACAATAGATTATGAAGAAATCAGAAATGGCCCCCCAACCTCAAGTTGATTTGGGGCAAACCACCCTTATTCCTAACGATTCTGAGGGACAAATTTTCCAACAAGGATTTGTTTTGAGAAAAGTTTCCCGTTTCATTACTGGAGGTGAGGATGCTATTTTACCTATTCCTGTGTTTTACGATCCTAACACTGGAAAGATTTTTGCTGAAGCTCTCCCTCCTGAATTGAGAGAAGAGTATGACACTTTTTGATTGGCTCAAAGAGTTAACAGGTAAGAAACGAGATTGGGATTCCTTTTCCGATAAGGAGAAGGAATCCTTTAATCCCTATATGGTTAATCGTTTTCTATCTATGCATCAACCTTTTATAGAGTTGATAAATTATGTACAAACTGTTCCTTATACTGATAAGAAAAAATATTATAGATTGTATTGTAATTTACTTCCCAAACAAAATGTTTGGTTAAAATATATTAAACCCCAAATGAAACAACCTAATAAAAAATTATTAGAAACCATTGCTTCTTTATATGAAGTATCTACTAGGCAGGCTGCAAGTTGGGTGGATTTACTTGATAAAGAGTATATTGAAGAAGCCCTCCAAAAACAGGGACTACAAGATAAAGAAATAAAAGAGTTATTTAAATAATGGATAGCATAGTCACCTCGGTAATAGAACAATTTAAGGTTCGCTCTAAAATGGGTGAGCAAAAGTATGGTGTTAACATGGATCGTGAAGATCTAAAATTTAATGAGTGGATTACTCATATGAAAGAGGAACTTATGGATGCTGTACTTTACTTAGAAAAATTAGAAAAAATATATGGCCAAGAAGCCCCAAATACTCAAGGAGATACAAAATAAGGAATTACCTGAGGTAAATTACGCCTACCAAAAAACCATTTCTTATTCACAAATGTCTATGTATAGAAGTTGCCCACACAAGTGGGCACTTCAGTATAAAGATGGACACTATCAAAATGAACAGTCTATTCATTTTACTTTTGGCACTGCAATGCATGAGGTAATTCAAGATTGGCTTACTGTATTATATGAACAGTCTGGAGTGAAAGCAGATGCTATGGATTTAGAGGAATTATTCCAAGAAAAATTCATAGGATTATATAAAGAAGGCTACAAACAAAACAAAGATACTCACTATTCATCCCCAGAGGAGCTTAGGGAATTTTTTGAAGATGGGGTAGCTATACTTGAATTTCTTAAGAAAAAACGTAAACAGTATTTTGGCAATCGTGGTTGGCATTTAGCTGGGATTGAGTTGCCAATTGTAATGAACGTTGGTAGAAATTTAGTATACAAGGGTTTTATTGACCTTGTGTTATATCATGAACCTACTAATAAGTTTTATGTATACGATATAAAAACGTCTACTAGGGGGTGGAATGATAAGGCTAAAAAAGATGAAAATAAGCAAATGCAGCTTGTACTTTATAAAAAATTCTTTAATGAGCAATATGGTATTCCACTTGAAAATATTAATGTAGAATTCTTTATTGTACGTAGAAAAGTATGGGAAAACAGTGAATATCCAATTTATAGAGTACAACAACATAGACCTGCTGCAGGTAGAAATAAACTTAAAAAAGCAGATCGTATATTAGAGGAATTTATCGCTGAGTGCTTTACCTCTAAAGGAAAATATCAAGATAAAGAACATCCTAAAGTAGTATCAAGACTATGTGAATGGTGTCCTTTTAATGATAATAAAGAACTTTGTAATAAAAATGCATCTTCTTAATTCTGCGAATATTTATATCAAAATATATCGGCTATGAAAAAAGATTTAACATTAACTAGTGTAAAGATTCAAAGTGATTTGTTTGAAGAGTTTAAAGTAGCATGTGTTAGGCACAAGTTTTCATTTCAAAAACTTGCTGACAGATGTGTTCACTTATATCTTACTGATGAGGACTTTAAAAGACAAATTCACAACCACACCAATTTAGATTTATAATTAAAAAAACAAAATGGTTATTGAGAAAATGGAAGGCTACATCCCTAAGGATGAGCGTAAAAAAATACTTCTGATGTGTGATGACATCAGAACCCACTCGGGAATAGCAACTGTTGCTAAAGAAATTGTAATGCATACGTGTCATCATTACAATTACATAAATGTAGGAGCAGCAATAAACCACCCAGACCAAGGAAAAAGATTAGATTTATCACATGAAACTAATAAAATAGCAGGAATTGAGGACAGCTCCGTTTCTGTTATCCCCTTCTCAGGTTACGGTAACCCTGACTTAGTAAGACAGTTATTAAATCAAGAAAAACCTGATGCTATTTTTATTATTACCGACCCAAGGTATTGGACTTGGTTATTCCAGATTGAAAATGAAGTAAGGACTAAAGTACCTATTGTTTATTTAAATATTTGGGATGACTATCCTGCTCCTATGTACAATAAAGAATATTATGAGTCTTGTGATTTACTTATGGGTATTTCAAAACAAACTGTTAACATTAACAAGCTAGTGCTAGGAGATAAAGCAAAAGATAAACTTATAAAGTATGTCCCTCATGGTTTAAATCATTTAAATTACAAACCTGTTGAGGAAAATGATTCCCAATTAATAGAGTTTAAAAAATCTATTTTTGGAGATAAAGAGTATGATTTTGTGGTTCATTTTAATTCTCGTAATATTAGACGCAAACAGGTTCCTGACACAATTTGGGCTTTTAAACAGTTTGTTGATAAGTTAGAATTAGAACAAGCTAAAAAATGTGCTTTAGTTCTTCATACCCAAGCTGTAGACAATAATGGAACAGACCTACCCGCAGTAATTGATGCTTTATGTGGTGAAGATCCTCGTTACAATGTTATTATTGTGAACAAACATTTTAGTCCCGAACAAATGAATTTGTTATATAATTCAACGGACGTACAGATCCAACTTACTTCTAATGAAGGATGGGGTTTAAGTTTAACTGAGGCTTTACTTGTAGGTAATCCTATAATAGCAAATGTAACTGGAGGGATGCAGGACCAAATGAGATTTACAGATGGTAAAGATAAATGGTTTACCCCTGATGATAAAATCCCTTCAAATAATACAGGAACTTTCAAAAACCATGGGAAATGGGCCCTTCCAGTATTCCCAGCTTGTAGATCTATCCAAGGCTCACCTCCAACCCCTTATATTTGGGATGATAGATGTAAATCTGAAGATGCCGCCGATAGACTTTATGAAGCTTGGGAAATGGGTCCTGAAGAACGAAAACTTAGAGGAGAAATGGGAAGAGAATGGGCTTTAAGTGACGAAGCAGGTTTTACAGCCCGTCACCAGGGTTATAGAGTCATGGAAAATATAGATGAGCTATTTAACACTTGGAAACCCAGAAAAAGATATGAAATTATCACAATTGATAAGAAAAAAGATAAAAAAGTTATACCACATAAATTAGAATATTAATGAAACCAATGTTTTTAATAAGTTGCCCTATTGACACCTATTCTGGGTATGGGGCAAGGTCTAGAGATTTAGTTAAAGCCATTATTAAATTAGATAAATTTGATGTTAAAATATTACCTCAAAGATGGGGTAATACCCCTTGGGGGTTTATAGAGGATCATAAAGATTGGCATTTTTTACAATCTCATATATTAACTAATCCCCAATTACCTAAAAAGCCCGAAATATGGGCCCAAGTAACTGTGCCTAATGAATTCCAACCTATGGGTAAATTTAATATAGGATTCACAGCAGGTATTGAAACTACAGTATGTGCCCCCCAATGGATTGAGGGATTGAATCGAATGGATTTAAATATTGTGTCTTCGGAACATGCTAAAACTACTTTTATTAACTCTAAGTTTGAGCAAAAAGATCAAAAAACTAATCAAACTATAAGAACTATAGAACTATTAAAACCTATAGAAGTATTATTTGAAGGAGCAGATCTAGAAACTTACTTACCTAAAAAATCTGAATTTGATTTGTCTATGGTAAAAGAAGATTTTGCTTATCTTTTTGTAGGACATTGGATGCAAGGTGATTTAGGGGAAGACAGAAAAAATGTAGGATTTATGATTAAATGTTTTTTTGAAGCATTTAAAAATAAAACTAAGGTTCCTGCTTTAATTTTAAAAACTTCCAGTGCTGGTGCTTCTTATATAGATAGAGAAAATATCCTTAATAAAATAGATCAAATAAGAAGTAGTGTAGATGCTAGGAAGTTGCCTAATATTTACCTTATTCACGGTGAACTGTCTAATAAAGAGATCAATGAACTGTATAATCATAAAAAAGTAAAAGCTATGGTTTCCCTTACTAAAGGAGAAGGGTTTGGTAGACCTTTACTTGAGTTTAGCTTAACCAAAAAACCTATCATCACTACAAACTGGTCGGGTCACTTAGATTTTCTTAATTCTGATTATGTTACTTTAATTAATGGTGAGCTAAAAAATGTACATAAAAGTGCTGCTGTTAAAGATATGATATTAGAAGACTCCCAGTGGTTTGCTCCTAATTTTGGTGAAACTGGTTATTATTTTAGAGATATATTTGAAAACTACAAATCTTATAAAGAAAAAGCAGTTAGGCAGGCACATATAAGCAAAACACAATTTAGTTTTACAAATATGGTAGATAAACTAGGGGATCACCTAAATCAATTCACCCCAGATTTCCCTAAAGAGGTTAAGTTACAGCTCCCCCAGCTAAAAACACCAAAACTTCCTCAGCTTAAAAAAGTAAAATTCCCTAATCTTTAAAAAATAACTATGCAAAACGATAAATTAACAGTTTGCCCCCGGTGTGGGAGTGATGCGTGTTACCATCAAGAAATGGGGGCAAACTATGCAGTAAAATTATGTTATGGGTGTGGTTTCACAACTAATACTTTAATGCACAGTGAAAGTGAATTCCTTCAGGAACAAATAGAAGTACTTCCTGAATTATATAAAGACTTAATTTACACAGACCTAGGAGGACTCAAATGGATCCCTTCAGCTACTAATAATCCTGAAAAAGGAATGGTGTACGCTGATGGTCCTGATTCTACAAATTGGAAATGGGCTGCTGTTAAAGCAATCCCTTCTAAAGATAAAACATATAAAATGGACATGAAAAACTTAAAACATTTCGATGAACGTGATTATATGGAAGCTTTAGATTATATTGGTTTATTCGAAAAAGAGTAAATACATGAAAATTAGTTATGCAATCCCTGTACACAATGAGTATCAGGAGTTAAAACGTCTTTTAGATTATTTATTTAAACATAAAAGGCAAGACGATGAAATAGTAGTACAATGTGATAAGGGTAATACTACTCAAGCTGTTTATGAAGTATTAAAAGGATATGCTGAACTTAATATGCCTTATAAACATGTTGAATTTCCTTTAAATGGCAATTTTGCTGCTTTTAAAAATAATTTAAAAAATAATTGTACTGGAGATTATATTTTCCAAATTGATGCTGATGAGTATCCTGAAGAATATTTAATGAGTACTTTACCTACCATTATAGAAAATAATAATAAAGTAGATATTATTTGGGTACCCCGTATAAATCTAGTAGAAGGTTTAACCTCGGAACATATACAAAAATGGGGGTGGGTTATGAATAATAAAAATAGAATTAATTTTCCTGATTATCAATGTAGGATTCTTAAAAATGTTAAACGGATTAAATGGAAAAATAAAGTACATGAAGTACTAACGGGTTATAAAGAATATGCCCATCTTCCCGCTAATGATGAATTTTGTCTTCATCATCCTAAAACAATAGAAAGACAAGAAGCACAAAACGCCCTATACGAAACTTTATGAATATATTAGTAACGGGAGGGGCAGGTTTTATAGGAACTAACCTTATTAAATCCCTCCTAAAAAAAGGATACTCTGTAACCTCGGTAGACAATTACTCTACAGGATTAAAATCTAATGAACAACCTGGTTGTAATTATATAGAAGGGGATATAACTCAAATACAAGATTATAATATTTTTGGGAAGTTTGATGTAGTATATCACCTAGCAGCTTTAGCAAGAATTCAACCTTCATTTCAAAAACCTGTAAAAACATTTGAAACTAATGCTAATGGTACTATATTAATAGCTGAATATTGTGTAAAAAACAATATTCCTTTATTTTATGCTGGATCTAGTTCTCACCATTCGGGTAAGTTTAAAAACCCTTATACCTATAGTAAGGAAATTGGTGAAGAAATTATCCAGCTGTACCAACAACATTATGGGTTGAAAGCATCTATAGCTAGATTTTATAATGTTTATGGTCCTTATCATTTAAAAGAGGGAGCATACTGCACAGTAATTGGAAAATGGGAAACTGCTATTGAAAATGGTAATCCTATTACAATTTATGGGGATGGTACTAAACGTAGAGATTTTACCCACGTAGAAGATATAGTAAATGCTTTAATTTTAATATTTGAAAAACAAGCATGGGGTTATATTTTTGAATTAGGAAGGGGGATAAATTACTCAATACAAGAAATT